TAGGGTAGTTACAAGTGAGGATAAAGCGAGCACTGGCATGATAAGTTTCCATGACCCCACGTAGGGCTGCTTGCCCATTAGGGCTAATATAATCTGCTTCATCTAATAGTACCACCTTAAAATTACCAAATGGCATTGTGCTAACAAACGTTGTGATCTTGTCACGAATAGTATCAACAGAGTTTTCGCGACTTGCGTTAATCTCTAATACATCATACTGATCAATTTCTAGTTCGTTAATCAGGATTTTTGCTAGTGTAGTTTTACCAACACCCGGAGCACCCGAGAATAGCAAATGAGGGATAGCACCGGATTTTACCCAACCCTGTACTTGTTTCTTTTGTTCTTCATCGCGAAACACATAGTCCTCAATTGTGCGAGGACGCCACTTTTCAGTCCATAGTTCTTTCATAGTCGTATAATACTATTTTTCAGAGAGTTTGTCAAGAAGAATTTCATGCTCCCATTCCTTCTCGTTTGAAAAGGTAGGAGCATTATTGTAGATTTGTTCTAATAAATGTTTGATAATAAACAGTTCACGTTTATAATGACTTGCAATAAATCCATCGTTAAATCCTGAATGCATTTCTAAAACAAGCATACGAATAGATTGCATTGTTTCAACACCATATTTTGTTTGGGGCTGAAGCATTAGGAATTATGCAAGGATCCGTAAATCTGGGCATCTGATTGCATTTTGCCGCCATCAATTTCTTTACTCATGGTGTCATCAACCATTGGCTCGTCACTCACAAGTAAAATATCATTGTTGTCAACTCGACGAACTGTTGCCGCTCGGCCGTCAATTTCGATTTCAATGCCACGTGTCCAGCGTCCGTGTGCTACCAGAATATATTGTCCAACAGAAACATCTTGCTGTTCTGGACCAACTGCAACCACCATGGCCCAACGAGGGCGAACTCCTGCTGATTTCATGTCGTCACCAGGAATAAAGATGCCACCGCTAGTGAAACGTTCGGAAAAGTTCATGTCTGTTACCAGAACATGATCCTTGATTGCGCGAATTCCTTCTGCTTTAACCGGTGCTACATTTAAACTTGCCATTAGATCTTCTTAACTCCTGATGTGTCACGTGCTTGCTGACGTGGGCTCTTTAACGGTTCTTGTTTGACTTGACGGGCTTTGGCGATTGCTGCTGCTAGGCCACCTTTTGCCTGAGGTTCTTCAATAGCCTCAACTGCTGGATCTACTACTGGAGCAGGTGGTGCAATGCTGATTGTTTCGTCAACGGACTCATTGATTATTTTTTGAGCTCTGGCAGGTTCTTTTTTGGCATATTCTGCTGCAATACTAGAAACGGTTTGTGCTGCTTCTGCTGCACGTTTACTTGAATATACAACATCGTCGGTTACACGATTACCAATTTGTTTACGATATTGTTTTTGAACCTGTTTGTTTTTACGTTCAATTGTTTTATTTTGACTGTCAATAATATCGCCGCGGGCATTAACATTCATGTTACCGACTGCACGAACATCTTCATTTTGGTTTAAAATAGAACCCAGGTCAACAATTTTTCCTTTTGCTGTTCTGTATGTTTTTGCCATTATAGCTTCTCCATTATATACGTATATTTAGCGCAAAAATTCACGTATATCTAAATCATAATACATGCTATTAATTTTATGAATTCCGATTAGATATAGCACATAACTTGATACACTTGATCCTCTTCCTACACCCCAAATAATAGCATGTTCCTTCATTGTGTCTACCAGATACAGCAGATAACGCAGTAAATCAAACAGATCTCGTTCTTGATACAACAATAATTCTTCACCGACACGTTGTAATTCAGCGTCAGTTTCACACAACTCTAGAATATGTTTTGCTATATCTAGATTTTTGTACTCATCAGGCATGAACCACTGTTGTTGGTTTTGTTTGTGATATTCATCTACATCGATTTCTGGTTCGTGATATTGGTTAACGATACTGCCAATATTAGATAAATTTTCAACAAGAAACGTTCCGTAATCCTCAAGATTGGGATTACGCATTAATTCATCACAAACATCTTGTTCTGTGTAAACCGGTTGTCCGTAAACGTCAACTTTCATCTTTTTCAAAAGTTACAGAATTGTCTGGTGTAAATTCAACAACATATTCATATTCATCGGTTTGTTCTTCTTCCCAACCCAGATCAACTTCTTTCCAATCTGGATATCGTGTAATTTTAACGACATTCTTGCCTTTGTGCAATATTTTTTTATCGAATTGTTCTAGTGTTGGCTTACTCCACCAATTATCATCATTAAACGGTCCGAGATCTTCTTCATCACAGTGTAAATATTTTACAAAATCTCCAAACATGCTTGCAATTTCAATATCAGTAACAATTAAGTTATCCTCGGTAATCGCATTAAATTTACGATATAATGCAAGTTCAATAAACTGATCGTACGGATCGCCCGGAAGCGTTACGACTGGAATACCAATATCTAACAATTTTTCAACAGTTTCGACATTTTCTTGATTAATAAATACGCTTCTTGATACTTTACTTAAAAAATAACGTATACGCTCCAGTGCTGTGCTTTGGTTAAAACTATTATCGGTTCCAGTAACCATATACAACCCTAACTTGTATCTATTAAAACGAAGCTCATCGTCCATCCAGATACCAGCATTAAATTCAAAATCGTAGTGTAATCTTACATTCATGAAATATCGATCTTATTTTTATATTTTTCTTCTTGGTCTTTAGGGAACATTTCTTGTAGTTTCTTTTGCATGGCTGCATTATATGTTTCAAGAGCCATTGAAAGTTGATGTATTACGTATTGATTACCATTTGTGTTATACGCAACACCTAATTTATTTGTTAATTCCGTTATCTTACTCTGAATATCTTCCATTTTCATTTTTGCAATTTCTTCAGTGTTAAGAAACGGATGTTCCATCACAAGTCTCCAGCTTTGCGATTCTCTGAGAACCAACTATCAAATTCACCGCCCGGATAACGTGCTTTAAGTTTGCGCACGTTTTCTTCTACTACGTCATTAGGATCAAGTCCAAGCGCACGGCAAGCATTTACCCAGTACCACATAATGTCACCAAGTTCGCGCTTCATGTGGAAAATAGTATCAGTATTTAATGGCTTTTCTTGAAAGAAGATTTTTTTAGGGATTTCGCAAAACTCGCCACCTTCAGCTGCTAGACCAATTGCTGCGGTTATGAGCAAAGGCATATTGACTGTGCTGGTTGTGGCTAGTTTATCAACGGTTTCTAAAAAACTATCAACGTTGTTTGATTGTTCAGATGTTACGCTTTCTACGAAGCGCATATAAGAATTAAGGTCCATGTATTCTCCTATTTAATATTAGAATTATACATGGACCTTTGTTAAAAGTCAAGTTGTTTATGCAAATGCTGCGCCGTTGTTACCAATACACATCCACTTGCTGTTTAGATACATTAATGTGCAACCTTGACCAATTGTATCAAATGTAATTGTACCTGAACCAGAAGTTTTCCAACCGCAGTTAGCAACAGTAATAACCATGTCGCCTGCATCTGCATTCATTGCAAACACTTTTAATTGTCCTTCAACACCTGCTGCTAATGTAGCAGTTTCGCCTGCTGATGTAGCAAAGTATGACGCAGTAACATCTAAACTTGCTGCTGCTGCATCTGCTAAATCTTCTGAGTTGTAACGTACATTTTCCTTGCCGCGATTTAAGTCTAGTACCGTGATGGTTGAACCATTATCATCTGTTGAAAATTCAAAATCATATGTGCCAGTTTCTGGAAAAGTAATTACATTCGAACTAATACCGGTAATGCCATCAACACCAACTGAAACTGCCGCTGGTAATGTAACAGTATGGCTAACATTTGCCACTGTGATACTTGTGCGTACTTTACTAAACTGCCCAGCAGATGGCCAATTTGAAAACGCTAAACTGATGCTACCAGAAGTTGTTACGGTCTGATAACCACCTTCTTCAATATCAATAGTTACGGTGCCACTAACTGTACCTTTTGCTGTTTTGGTTTCACGCAAATCTGTTAAACGCATTGCGGTCACTTCTGCGCCCGCCATATCGTTATCTAACGAACTTCCAGACAATGCGCTCTTTAAAATTGCTTTGCTCTGAAGGTCTTCGATCTCAGCTTTAGCATATGTAAAGCTGGTTTTAATATTTGTAAAATTATCACGAAAGCCTTGACTATCGTTGTCTTGACCAGCAACCGGATATGCTGTATCAATATTGTTTGGGTTAATTGAGCTACTCATTATCTATAATCCTTCTTTGTGGGAACAGTAAATATTTATCGTATACGTCGGTGTATTCATACTTATCTACGTTGTAAATAAATCGTGTACTGCTTCCGTCAAACGTTGTTTCATCTGATGGATCATTATATGGACTCGATTCTTCTCGATCAAAAGTGGTCATTTTGGATTCATACCATTGATCGTTTGCGCTATCCCATTTGTTCGCACTGTACCAGCCTAGCACGTATCGATCAGCATCAAAATCAATTTTGTTCAGCTGAGTACCAAAATCTTCACCAATACGATATGCCAACTGTTTGCTTTTTCCTGGAACCGTGTATGCAATTACCCATGCGCGAGTAAATCCTAAAATTTCTCCATTTTCTTGCTTACTCAACATCCATCGAGGCAAGACGGGCGCCACCTGTCCGATATTACTAATGACTTGTTGGCGCATGTTTTCTAAACTGTTTGGGTAAACCGTGTCAATTTCAGTACTATCACCTGCGTTTACAGGATACTTTAATGTAATACTCTGCGCCACACTTTCCCCGGCGTTATTGACTTGATCGTCTATGATATCTGAGTACACAACTTCATAAAGAACATTACCGTCGGAATCTAACGCACGTGCTGTTTTGATTTCACCCAGAGTAATTCTTTTTCGATAGTGATTATTAATAATTGCATCAACATATTCTGAAAATAAACTTGGCTCTAATCCGTATGCATGTTCGTACCATACTTTGTTCTTGACACCAAACCAAGGATCATCAGGTCGATAGATCCATTCTGGACGAAATGTATCCTGATTTTGCACCAATTGTTTAAGTAAGTCTCGGTCATCCAGTGGAGGAAACGCTTCAATTCGCATGCACTGACACGGTTTGTTGTAACGTCTATTAACTGTTATGGTGAATGTTCTGGAAACATTTACAATTTCGTCACTGTTGTACGCTTCAACAGTAAATTCAAAGGTCATGTCAAATGTTGTTTCGTCAATGTCCAGACGTGTTCGCAATTCTTTATCAAAGGTGGTAGTACCACCGTCAAGTGCAAATGTCTTATAACTCACACGCCCACTGATATTCCCACTCGGAAGTAACAATAATCCTTGTGGGAGTTTGCTGTCTGATCCTTGTTTTAGCCTATACTGGAGTGGTATGTTCTGAGTATGCTCTGCACGGACATAAAAATGACTAGTTTCACCATTATCAATAATACCAAGATTCTGGTCAACCAACCAGGTAACATCAATATCAATATTACCATAGATGGTTAATGTAAATGGAAAATCTTGAGATACATCTGAGTTATCTTTTTTATAAACACGCAACGTCCATGAATATTCAATATCTTGGAATCCAATGTTTGGAATATATCCAACTAACCATCCAGTTGCGCGGTCGACATCTAACCCTGGAGGCAAATCCCCTGATATAATGCGATATTCAATCTGGTCCCCATCCGGATCATGTCCTTCGAATTGATGAGCGTAAAAATTCTCGTGCCTATATGATCCCAGGCTTGATGTATAATTTTCAATATAAGGACGGCGAGATGCAACAGTATCTGCTGTGATATATGTTGTATCTGCTGTTTCTTCTATGGTATCAGCAGTCATGCTATCTCTGCTATAAACAAAGATGCTGAATGTCCTTAGCCGATATTCCTTACCATCAGTTAATTTAACTGTAAATTGATAACTTCTGTTAATAGAACGTGTACTAAAATCAAATGGAAACTTATCAAAATACGAGCCATCTCTATCAAAACCAGATATGGCAGTACTATCTAAATTAGCAATTGGATCAATATATCCAGATATCACACCTGTGCGGCTTAATTCCAGCCCGGCTGGCAATGTTCCGCTCGCTACGTATGCATATACAGTATCATTTGGGTCTGCATCACTAAACTGTAGCTGATAATTTACAAAATCACCATCATAATAACGCCCAATTTCCCCTGCCGGCGTTACAAAATCTGGGATATCTTGACCAACAACTGTGATTTCAAATGTACGATCGTTGATACGATCCACAGCGCCGGAATCTTTTTTTGTATAAGCACGAACACTGAATTTTGAAATTACATTTTCACCAACTTCAAGAGGAACACCTTGAACACTCGCGATTGCTTTTGGGATGCCTGATATTAATCCTGTTGGTCCAACCTGAATCCCTTCAGGCAATTCTCCCGATAGCAATGTAAAATATAATGCAGAATCGTCAGTTGGATTATCAGGATCATATGCACGCAGTGGCAGTTGAAAGAACTCACCTTCCTGAATTGTGCCTAGACTGCCTGCTGCTGTTACCCAAATTGGCTGCGCCATTTGTGTTACCAGGTTACTGCGCTGCTTCTACGCCAAATAGCAGTTGATCCATCATAATCTGCAATGCAAACGTAAATGTAGTCATTATCCCAAGCAATCATTCCTTGCTTGTCACCTGCTGCACCGGATACTGCTGTTGGTGTCTTGCTCGTTGCAATAATCAATGAATTATTATTAATTTTGATATTGCCATACACACCACCATTATCAATAACAACATCACTGTTGCCATCTACCGTAATAGCTGCATATACTTCATCAAAATTATCATTGATCTTATCGAATGCAGTTCTTAATTGATCACCAGTGCCATCATTAGCACTCGATCCAATGTTCACTGTTTGTTTTGCCATAAATTCACCTTATGTTTTCACATATTTATGCATTATAGCAATTGAAATCCTTGATCAGTATTGTAATAAAGTGTGCGTCCAGTAACCAGATGCTCGCATTCTGCGGGCGCACTCACAGTTACTCCATTGATTGTGTAAGCAAAACAGCCGCCATAATGCATATTAGAGCAATTATCGTAATGAAACTCTACGATATTGTCATTTAGACGCATACGCAAACAAGGTTCCTTATTTTGATCTTTACAAACAGATATAATCTGTTTTATTGCTGTTTGGTCTAGTGTCATACTTAACCCTCCATTTCAAAAGAGTGTTAAGTATTTATTTGCGGCGAGTTACACGCCCTTTGTTTAGATCGTATGGACTAACTTCAATTTCTACGTCATCGCCCATAAGCACTTTGATATTGTTCTGTCGCATACGTCCGCTGATATAGCCAATAATTTCTTTACTAGTTTCATTTAAGCGAACACGTACGGTTGCTCCTGGTAGAACCTCTACCACTGTTCCTGTTAATGTAATGTTGTCGTCTTTTGCCATATATTATCTACGCATTTTGGAAATATCTTTTGCATGCTGGTCATCAATTACTGGAATAGCGTTGGATTTATGCATTGTAGCAATTCCTTTAACTAATGTTCCTGTGTATTTCATGGGTTCTGTTTTAGTAACAAAATTTCCACGTAAATCCACACTCGGAATATCTATGTTATTCCGACAATACCGTTCATTGCTAGGACGATATTCTGTTTGCGTGTAATGTTTACTTATCTGTTTTGCACACACAGGACTTTTGCCGTGTACGTAATCGATATATTGATCAAGCGTTAAACGCTCGGAATGCCTGTGTTGTTGTTTCAAACGCTTGTTGTATTCGCGATGTTCTTTAATATAACGCTCGTAGTCGACGCGAGTAATTTTACGTTTACTCTCGGCGACTCGAGTAGTTGTCATGCCTTTAACAAGATGCATTGTCATTCGTCATCTACCTTTTTAGCTAGTGTCCAAGTACCGTCTTCATTGTCGGTCCATTGTAACACCGTTCCTAACCCCCAGTCAAGCTCTTGTAAAATTTCTTCAGTGAACTCTAATACAAGTTCACCAGTATCTGGGTCTTCGACAACAGGTAGAGTATAACGAGACATATTACATTGCGTCTTTTTCAGCAGTAATTTCTGCACGACGAGTTTTGGCGAGCTTGGTAATTTCCATTAGTGCTTTACGGGCACGAGCTGCTGCTGCCTTAACTTTCTTATCTGCAAACTTTTCATTTTCTGCAATGTATGCTTCGTATGTTGCAATAATTTGTTCATGGGTAGTCATTGTATAATCTCCTATGTTACCACCACAACATAGCCACACCAAACCCAAATACATTTACAAAAGCAAAGTAAGCGGTTAGTAGCATTGGCCATGCAAGTTCTCTACGATAGTAGCCATAAATCCCAAACAAACTACCAACAAAGAAACCAGGATATATGTATCTCATATCCGGATTATCTGCTGTGAATGCTAGACTTAAACTGGCACCTACTGTAAAGATAAATGAAAGCATTTCATAATAGAATGCTGTGCGATCACTATGATAGCTTTTCTTTAAGAATGTTACTGCTCGTTCCATTAATGCATCGTTTGATCTGCTGATCGCAAATCAATACCAGTTATATTTTCATAATCATTAAAAAAATCATCATCAAATGCAACGAGAAAATCATCATATTGAGAACAAACTTCTTCACTAACGCTGAACAATCGCATCATGGCGCCCATGTTAGCACCTTCAACTATACGGCTTTCGTATAGAACGCCCATGACGCGAATAATTGATTCGTGGATAATGGTCTCAAGTTGATCGTTATAAAACATGCAGGTTATTTAGTTACTGAATTTCCCATTGTGACATATCCAGATAATCAAAGTTTGTATATCCTGGTACTGATGCATTAACACGACGAGCAGCAATGTCTAAAACACCATTAGAAGATTTTAAATGTTTTACAAACAGGTGTTTCAGTGGATTTTCAATGTCAAAACTTAATTTATGCAAAATCTGATCAGAATCAACAAACCAATACTCATGGTTTTTGATATCCTTAGTATTTTTCTGGGTGTGTTGCACAAAAGACAGTGTATATGTTATTGGTTCAGCCAGCATGTTTAAGGAATTGTATTTGCGTTTAAAATTGCTTTCAAACTTGGTATGATAGTTTTCATGCAAATGATCCATGGCAAGATCATATTCATAGAACTCCGGAAGTTTTATCATGATCCCCTGATCATCAACTGCAATTTGGTTAGGTTTATCAGATGTCACGAACTGATATACCTTGTTCTGAAAGTGACTGACCTGATGACCTGTAAGGCGACGCACCATGATGCGATCACGATAAAACTTCCGAATATCTTGCGCACGAAGTAAATGAAAGTCACTGGGAGTAACTACGTCATCGTCGTTGCCCATAAGCACATCATTCCACTGCATACCTACAGGAATACCATCATCCTGATATTCGGTATTGGCTAAGAAATATGCCAGGATATCCTGGTCGGCTTCGATGATGGTTGGTTCAGCAAAGTCGTCCAGGAATCCTGAAGTATCACCTTTTGCGTGGTATACCTGAATGGGCATCAGGAATCCATTTCAAAAGATTGGATACTGTCAATACGGAAAGAACGGAATGCCTTCTTTTCCATATCAAACACTGCCAGTACATCTGGATTTTCCTTACGTGGAGTTGTATTCACACGTGCTTCAACAACTGGCAAGTGTTCTGGCAACAGGGTTGCCTTCATAACACGTTTAGTGCCATCCTTCTTGGTGAAGGTTACAGTAGCAATGCCCTTGCTTAACTTGTTCTTGAGCGTAGTCTTAGTCATTTTCTTCATAATAGACTCCTTGGTAAATTCGAGCTAGGCCCCATTGCCTAACTCTTGTGCATATTATACGACCATTAAGTCTGAATGTCAAGCCCAGGTAATCTTGGCCTTTTCATTGCCCTTGTCGGTACAATCATCGTAGCGAACATTCAGTCCAGTTAGTGCGCTTACATTTTCAGCTACTTCATTCAGGATGCTGGTATTCAAATCGTATCCTTCGATAGGACCGTGCATATAATCTACAATGGCAAACAATGCAGAACGATGGATGCTCTTGCGGCCCTTCATGATTGATTTTACGACTGCATCTTCCATGGTATGGATACGCATCTTACGAGTCATTTTAGTCTTGGACATTTTAAGTACCTCAATTTGTTTATGGAAAGTAAAATATAAACGGTTTTTCAACCGGTGTCAACCACTTTTTTGTTGTATTTCTACAACAAATTAGTGTAGTGTGCGGGAAATCTGCCAAGTATATGCACGATTCCCTTCATCAAACGCGACATTTGCTACACGATTTGGACTGCCACACATTGCAAGCAGAACATTTGCTGCGTCTACAAGCTCTTGTGGGTTGTCTTCAAAATGTCTGAGTTCTTCAAACCATAGTGTTTCCAGTGCATCTGCTTGATAACGCTCAAGCCCGTATGCAATGGTGTCAAAATCCGTTGCTTCGCTTACATAATCCATGTTATGCCTCCTGCTTTTCGGCAATTTGGTTAGAAATAATGTGCAATCCTAGCGTAACAAACAGCAATGGAATAAAAAGTACGGCTGCTAGTACGTGGATCCAAATCCATTTGGTACGGGTTTTCATTACAAGATATCCACATGAGCATAACGCTGTTCTACTCGTGCAATACGCATTTCGTGTGCTAGTGCTTGTAGATGTGCGTACTGTCCTGCTGCTTCTTCACGCAAGCCATAACGCTGTGCATCCTGCATATAACGAAGAAGCTCTGCT